GGACCCTTTGCTGTGAATTTAAGTTCTGCATCTTTACCGATGCGGCCAATGGCGTTAAATGTGTTCAATTTACTACTCCTTAAATTGTGCAACCTACATGATATTTACGTTTTGCTTCTAAATATGCTTTTCTAGCTTCTTCTGCATTATCAAATAATCCAATATGTTTTTTTATTTTATTTATTTGAATTTGTGCAGCCCACTTATTTGATGCCTTATGCCAATTGACACCTAAAAATCCACTTTCATTATCTTTTCTTGCTTTTTTTTGATTTTGCTGATTAATTATATTTGTAACATCACGCAAATTTTCAATTCTATTATCTGAAGTATTGCCGTTAATATGGTCAATCATATTTTTAGGCAATTCGCCATAAACATATAACCAAGCTAAACGATGTGCATAATATGTTTGATAATTTATTTTAATAGATTGATATCCACGTTTTTCTGTTCCTGCAATATCACCAATTTTGGTTCTTTTAGCTTTATTAATTAACCAAGTAAATAAGCCTGTTTCTTGGTCATAATGTAAAATTGATTTTAGTTCTGATTGCGTAATCATGATTTGCCCTTTCATAGCGTTTGAGTGAGTAGTCGGTCTATCAATGATGAAGCATTAATAGGTTACCTGCTCTCCAGCAACCGACATAAACATTATACGCTATTTGATACTTTCAGCATATTTTTTTAATGTACTACGAACTTTAGAGTCTAAAAGTGTCCATAAAAAAACTTTTTCATCATTAAGCAAAGTAGTTGTTTTGTTATAAGCATCTTTAATATTATTTTCATTAACTAATGCAATAATATCCATTGCAAAATCTTTAATAAATTGCTGTGATTCCTCATCTAAATTTTCATTTGCACCAGCTAATGGTGTTACTGCTTTTGGTGCTTGCACAGCTTCAGTCTTTTCATCGTTCGGCATATCTTCGCCAGCATAAATGTATAAACCTAGACCATGTAGCGCAATTGCTTTGGCTAGGCATCGTTGCATCGCTGTATTGACTGCCATTGAATCAGGGTTGCTAATAGATTTATTTTTATAATCCATCACAGGCAATTGAGCAGTCATAGGCTTGCCAAAAGCTGTAACAGTACAAAATACCATCATAGTGTCACCAAATTTTACAGGCTCTTTGTATTCCCAAACAGCGGTTGGGTCTTGTTGCAGTAAAATATCCACAGCCCATGCCCATGATAAATACGTTAAATTTCCTTTTTTTTCCGTGTGTTCGTTTACGTTAATTGCTCGTAGTGTTTGATAATTACTCATTTTACTGCCTCCGTTTGTTGTTGTTCGTATAATTCTCGCATTACCTCGTAATCATATTGCTCTTGCATATCAATCCCATCCCATCAAATAACATAAACCAACAAACATTAAAAAGAACGCACCGCAACCGATGCCCACGATAAGTAGTGCAGCTATAAAATCAATCATGGCGACCTTCTTTCTTGGTTACTGACACCTTACCCACGCCTAATGATTCTAAGCAGTGCAAGACTGCATCTACAGCATGTGGGTATAAAGATTCGTACTGAACAGTTGTACCGTTCTTGTTTGTGTGTCTAACAATAAACATAATCATAGTGCGCCTCGCTCAATCTGTGCTTCAACATCTAAGCGACCTGATTTTTCTGCAAACAATCGGATGTTAGATAGGTTAAGTGTTGCGCCTTCCATCATAACAACGTCAACACCTTTAAGCTTGTCACAGAACTCTAAAACAGTAGCTAAGATAACTTTAGCGTAGTCGTTAGCTGGATCCCATTCAACCAATGCCAAAGCGTAGTCATCTTTGTCATAATTTTTAATAGCAGCGTCAATTTCTTCTTCAGTAATTTCACCGCGATCATCACAAAAATCTAAGCGCGATTCCAATTTGTTAAATTCTTCAGTCATTTTTATTTCTCCGTTTAGTTACCGACGTTTGTTCTCGGTATGTGCTATTATTAAACACATTGTTTTAGGTTGTCAAACAATTTATTTAAACAATGTGTATTTATTTTTCTTGCAATATAAAAGGTACAGGATTAAACTTTAGATATGACTGATAAAGAGATTATTGAAAAGCTAGGCGGTTCATCTAAAGTAGCTGCGCTATTACAGCTAGGTGGTAGATTCCCACAGATTAGGGTGAACCAGTGGAAAACTAGAGGTATTCCTGCAAAGATTAAATTGCAGTACCCACATATCTTTCTGCGTAAAGAATATAAGAATTGTGCGATCTAAGAAGTAGGTCGTGTGGTCGGTGCTGGTGACGTACATCAGATTTTTCTATCTCCGTTTACCCTCCTCTTAATTGAGGGGGGATTTTTTTTAAGCTGGCATAGAAATAATGTTTGACTAATATATTTTGCGATAATTCTAGGGAATATAACGCACCTAATTGTTGCGGACCAGAAGCACAATTTTTCGAGGCTAAATAATGAATACACAATCTCAACGCCTTTTGGCACACTTAGAAGCTGGCAAGACAATCTCACGCCTACAATCTCTTACCGAACTAGGCGTGTTAGAGCTATCAGCTCGTATCTGCGAACTAGAGAAGCTAGGCTACGCTATCCAAAAAACATGGATAACGGTAACAAATAGGTTTGGTGAGGAAATAAAGGTTAGGGAGTATTGTATGGAAAAATAATGTTTGACTAATACTTTACTTTAAAATAATATAGCCCTATCACTTGGAAGTGATTAACTTTAGTAGGGCTTCACATGCTAACTGGCGGTTACTAAGACCGTTCTTCCAACTACCTAAAAAGTAGAGTTAGCAGGTGAAGCCTTTTTCATGGGTGAAACAAATGAATAAATATCAAGAAGCGTTACGCAAAGCTAGAAAAATTCCGCTAGGCAAGAAAACTCCAGAAAAGTGCAAGGCTGTTCATGAATGGGTATTAGCTGTTAAGCAAATGCTCAAAGGGGAATAGCATGCTTCGCATAAGAACTATTAAACCTGAGTTTTTTACTAGCCATGACATTGTTTCATTGACGCCACTTTCACGCCTCTTTTACATATCTTTATGGTGTGAATCAGATAGAGAAGGTCGGTTAAATTGGAATACTCGCACATTTAAAATGCGTTATTTACCCGCTGATGATTGTGATATTGATGAACTAGCAAATGAGTTAATTGAAGCTGGCTTAATTATTATCTATGAAATTGATGGTAAAAAATATGCTGAAATTCCATCATTTAAAAATCATCAAGTAATTAACAATCGTGAAACAGATAGCATTATACCTTCACGCGTGAAAGTGGCGTGTAAACGTGTGTTAGCGGAAGGAAGGAAGGAAGGAAAGGAAGGGAAGGAATCCGCGTCACGCGAAACATCTTTACCCTCTGATTTTTCTATTAGCGAAAACGTAAAAACATGGGCTATTGAAAAAGGGCATACAGATTTAAATTTACACCTAGAACATTTTAAGGGCGTTTGTTTAGCGAAGGGTTATAAGTACAAAGATTGGGATAGTGCCTTTATGAACGCTGTAAGGTCAAATTGGGCAAAGCTAGAACTTAAAACAGATAAAGTTCCAGACTGGAAGCGAGATTTAATATGATTGATAAATTAAATAATATGCTTTCAAGATTAAATAAGGTTAAATCTAAAGGTCGTGATTCATGGATGTGTGAATGTCCAGCACATCAAGATAAATCACCAAGCCTAAAGATTGATTTAAAGAACGGAAAGATTTTAATTAAGTGCTGGAGTGGTTGCGACACGGAAAGCATTTTAAATGCGATAGGACTAGACTTTAGCGACATCTTACCTGATAGCCCACAGTTTCATCGTTCTAAAGGCACAGAGCCTACAATTTACGCTACAGACGCATTAAGAGTGCTAAAGCACGAAGCTCAAATTATTGTGCTAGGTGCTATCTACATTAAAAACAATAAACCTATTAGCGATGATGATTTAAGTTCTTTGCTTGAAGCGATGAAGCGAATTAATTATGTAATGGATGCCTCTGGAGTAAAACTATAATGGCTAATATGAAAGATATTGTTGCAAAGTTAAACGGAATTAAATTGCCAGAGGTTGATTTTGAAAAATATTATCAATCTCTAAATGAAGATAATCTAAAAATTAGGCACGTTACGGATTATCTAGATGAGATTGAGCATTACATTGAACATGGTCATGTTATTAGCGGTGCGAAGTTACCATTTAACAAAACTCATAATCTATTTAGATTTAGAGATGGTGAAGTGACATTGTGGACAGGCTATAACGGGCATAAAAAATCTATGTTACTTGGATATGCAGCTATCCAATTTATGAAAGAGCAACAAAAAGTTTGTATTGCAAGTTTTGAGATGAAGCCATTGTCAACGATTACACGGATGACAAAGCAATTTACAGAAAGCCAAACTTTACAAGAGAATGAGTTTGCTGATTTTTTAGATTTTGCTAGCGGTAAATTTTATTTATTTGACCAACAAGGTGGAATTACTCCAGAGCGTTTATATGGCGTGATTCATTACTGTGCGACTGAATTAGGAATAAAGCATTTTATTATTGACAGTTTAATGCGAGTGGTTGCCGGTGAAGATAAATACAATGAGCAAAAAGACTTTGTTGTAAAGCTGTGCGATATAGCGATAAAAACAAACATTCACATCCATTTAGTCCACCACACTAAAAAAGGCAAAGAGAGTGAGCCAAGTGGGCGTTACGATGCTAAAGGCTCTGGCGCTATCTCTGACAACGTACATAATTCTTTAGTGGTATGGTCGAATAAAGACAAAATTGCTGATATGCCTGATGTTATTTTGAAGTGCGACAAACAACGTGAGGGGGAGTGGGAGGGCAAAGTTGCATTATCATTTGACCCGATGACATTAAAATTTGAAGACGTTTACAGAGAGGTAGATTATTAATGATTAACCTTACTCACCTATTCTGCCTACACCGCTACTACTTAAAATCATGGAAGCCAGATGATAGCGGAAACTTTAGCAAGAGGCGTTTTTTGGCCGTTTGTGAGCGTTGTGGGAAACAAAAGCTGAAAGTCTATGTTGTGGGACGTGGGATTAAGCTTTAAGGCACGTTATGACAATTCACTTTAAACGCATTAGCGACTACTGCCTTCAAGCCCAAGACTACACTATCGCAAAGGTAAAGGTTTACGGGGTCTGGTCGTACGAAGTGTGGCACATGAATAAGTTTATCCGCAAGTTTGATAATTCAGATGATGCAAAAAAATATTTGATTGGGCTATTGCATAAATAAAACAATCTGTTTAAGATGGTTATAGTTTCAAACAAACGGAAAGAATAAAATGACACCAAAACAACATCACGTTAGCTACTACGACAGAAACATGAACAAGCGCACCTTTGAGGTGAAGCGCAAAGAGCCTGTAAAACCACAGGAAAGCATTGAGAGGTTTGATATTGTCTATGTTTGCCTATTGGTATTGTTCTTTTGTTTTGGCGTGTTTACTGGCTATTCTGTGAAGCCTGAAGCTACTTGCACGACAACGATAACTGATATGCAGGGAGTTGAGCATACTTTGAGAGGAAAGGCGGATTAAATGGCTATTGTATTTGATACATTATCTTTATCTGGACTTAGAAAAACTCACTTAGAGCAATTGTTAAGTTACATAGAAGCAAGAGATAGAGATGGTTGGTACTACGGAAATAAAAACCAATTTGAAAAGCGACATCAAGACCTTTTGCGATGGATTAGCATGGCTGTTGATTATGCAAATGAGGAAGGTGTTGTTTTTCCATGCAAATATTTTGATGACAATTTAGTGGATGATGAAGCAGATGCTAATTGAAACCAAGCATTTTACGATTGACACAGCAACACACACAATCAAAGCCAAGCAAGGCGAGGTAACTTTGACTGACATGGCTGTAGAAATTAACGCAGCATTGGCTACTAATATGTTACCGCCTATGATTAAAATTGAAGGCTCTACAATTACATTATTGCCTAAAGTTAATTTTATTGGTCATGGCAATAAGTCATACTTTTTTTGGAGGCCATTAAATGACTAACGAATATATTGAATGGGATGGCAATTTTATTGGCGCAGGATGTGCTGACATCATCGCCTACCGACTATCAAAAGAGGAGAGTAAATGATGGAATGGATTAAAAATTTAGGAGTATTTTCAATCGGATTTTGTATTGTTGGACTAACATTTTGGTTGGGCGGTGCTGATTTTACTGAGCGAGGCCATGAGTTAGGTTATCAATTTTATATGTGTTTTAGCGCTGGAATTCTTTCACTAATCTTTTATAAAATAGCTACTATTCTAGGACTAAACAATGACACCACAAACTAAAGAAGCGTTAGAGCAAATGATTGAATACTTTGAAAAACATGGAGGTATGGAAAATACTCCTTTTGCTGATGGAATTAACGCTTGCAAAGAAGCTCTCAAGCAAGAAGCAAGTGAGCAAAAGCCTGTTTTAATGGTACACAATAACGGCTCTCAATTATCGCTTACAAAAGCAGATGGCTCATATTTTGATATGAGTAAGCATGTAGGTGAAAAGTTTTATGCTTACCCAACCGAGTTTAAGACTCTGACGGATGATGAGATTCCAAGTTTATGGGTAGAAGCGCATCATGCAAGGGACAACAGACCTATACCTGTAATCTTTGCATCGTTGCTTAATCAAGCATTAAAGGATAAGAATCATGACTAAAGACGAAGCATTAGAGAAGGCGATACCCACCCATGATTATCTTGATGGAAGTTATGAAGCACATAAGGTTAGGAAGGCGTGTCAAGAAGCACTAGAACAACCTGCCCAATCTCCTGTGGCTGAAATTTCAGAAGGAATGTTATTTTGGAATCAGCCTGTACCAGATTTTGAAGATGGCATTAAACTCTACACCCAACCACAAGCAAAAGAATGGGTTGGATTAAACAGGTCTGAAATTGTAGATATAATCATTAAAATGGAGAATAAAACTATGGGAGATTTAGTTGCCATGGCCAGAGATGTTGAACAAGCATTGAAAGATAAAAACACATGAACTATGCAGATTCAACTGGCTTTGTTTATGGCAAAGTTAAAAAGACTAAAGACGGAACTTACCATGTGCTTTACTTATCCCCTGAAGGGTATTTTAATCCTTGCAAATCGCTTGGTGAATACGCTAGTGGAGAGATAGCTAAGAATAAATTAGAGCAATACCATGAACACATGACAAGTGCGAGGTTAGATGCTAAACAAAAATCAAACCAAGGCTCTTGGTTTATGACAAACTTTTATACAATTATTATTTTTTTAACAGTAAATCTCATTTACTGCACTTGTTTGTTTATTTATTAGTCTCATCAAATGAAACTGCCAACCTTCTATCTAAACCCTAAGACCAACAAGCAAGGTCTTTACAATCTTCTTCAGTCGCTAGATATAAACTCCTTATGGCGCATACGCATTGACGAGTATGATGAAAAAACTAGGGAACAGGAATGTAAATACCACAGTATGCTAGGTGACGTAGCTAAACAAGCCAAGCACCTTAACCAAGTGTTAGGGCTAGAAGATTGGAAGCGTTTGTGCGTGGCCCAGTACGCCAAAGACTGCATTGATAACGACATCCCTAGACTAGCGGAGTATTGGTCAAGAAATAAATTTACGCTTATGCCTAGCCTTGATGGTACATCACTGGTTACATTGGGATCGCAGACAAGGGATTTTCCAAAGTACGTGGCTTCAGGATTTATTGAATGGCTTACAGCTTACGGTGTCGAGAACAACATTAACTGGACCGACCCAAGATACCATCATGAATAAATTAAAATCGCCCGACATAAAATTAAACAAACCATTTATAATAAAACAAAAGAAATGTAAGTCTTGCAAGGAGTTATTTACTCCGCGCAATAGTTTACAATCGGTATGTGGTTTTGAATGTAGCGTAACGCACACATTAAAGCTGAAAGAAAAGCGTGAACTAAATGAAGATAAGGCAAGACGCAAGCAACACCGCGAAGCTTTAACTAAACTTAAGAGTAGATCAACTTGGTTAAAAGAAGCGCAATTAGTATTTAATCGCTACATAAGACTAAGAGATCAGCATGAATTATGTATTAGTTGTGGTAGGGATCATCAAGGCCAGTATCATTCAGGACATTACCTAAGTGTAGGTTCGCACCCTGAGTTACGCTTTGAAGAACTTAACGTACATAAGCAATGCGCCCCTTGCAATAACCACCTATCAGGCAACATAGTTTTATACAGGCAAAGACTATTACGAAAGATAGGCCAACAAGCAGTAGAGTGGTTAGAAGGAAAGCATGAGCCAAAGAAATACACTATTGATGAAATACAATCCTTAATGGCTTATTACCGTAAGCGAATAAAGGAACTTGAGGCTACCTGATCATTGAAAACTACCGTCTC